AACCAAAATACAGAACCGTTATGGTTAATATTTCAACGTAAGATCTATGAATTACCCCATAACGGTTCTGTATTTTGGTTCTATTATATAAAGAAGGTAGTAGATGGTTGGTTAGCAGAAATAGAACGCAACCCAATAGATGCTAGGGAACTATCAGGTATACTATTAGAGGATGATCCTACAGTAGATCCACTTAGTACGGATCCTAGGTGTTTTTTAAGATTTAAGGAAAAACGATTACAACAGTTATTAAGAACTTCAACGTTAAGCATAGTCATACAACTAGCTTACTCACACGATAAAGAATTAGGTGCATTTGTAGAGAGGGACGCAAAAAAGCAGATCAGCTTAATGGACACTTCAATATTAATGTCCATTTATAAAAAATCTTTATCAACATATAGAAAAGAGTACAGGACATGCAGAAAAAAATTAAATCAGATGTTTTATCGAAGCGCGCCAAGCAAACGGTGATGACCGATCTAGAAACGATAGATAAAATTTTTGAATACTACTTTGATATGGGGCCTGAACGGTCCCTTCTTAATCTGAGTAAAAAGGTAGGGTACGCTTTTGAAATCATCAAAGAATGGTCAAGTGTGTATGCTTGGGACGAAAAGATAAATGAACGGAACAAAGAATTAGATAGATCCTTTGAAAATTATTACAAGCATAAATCCAGAGACATCAGAAATAGGTTAGTACGTCAAATGGAAAACTTGTTAGGTGAAATGGAATCATGTTCGTTAGGATTGCCTTTCCATGTAAAAGATGTTCAGGACTTCCGTCAACTATCACAGGCTTATGAATCTTTGGTTAGAGCCAATACCATGGCTATGACAAAAGGTGTTGAGGTTGGTAATAATGATGCCCCCACAACTTGGGCAGATTTGTTACAAGCTGCTGCTGGTCAAGATAATACTCCTAAGTTAGAAGATTCTGAAGAAGTTTAATGCAGAAACAACTTTCACAGAATGAGGACTGGCGTAGGCAGATTATTACACGCTCTCAAAGTGATCCTGCGTGGTGGATTCATGAAATTTTAGGTGATACATTATGGAATAAGCAGCAGGAAATTTGCAATGCTATCGTAAATCATGAACGTGTTGCAGTACCTGCATCATTCGGAGTTGGTAAAACATTTCTTGCAGCCCGACTTGCTCTTTGGTTCTTATATAATTTTCCTGGTGCTAAAGTAATTTCTACTGCACCTACAGGTCGTCAGGTAAAAGATCTACTTTGGTCAGAAATTAGAACTGCCCATAGCAGAGCCAATATGAAGTTGGGCGGTGACCCACTTCAACTATCGTTAAAAATTTCAGATGATCAATTTGCTGTTGGCTTCAGTACTGAAGAAGGCAACATGGACATGTTCACTGGTTATCACTCCCCCAACCAATTAGTAATTTTCGATCAGGCTGGTGGTCTTCCTAGAATGTTCTATGAAGCTGCTGAAGGTTTGATGACATCGGAAAATTGTAGATGGTTAGCTATTAGTAATACTGCTATTGCTGATTGTGCGTTTGCTGATATCTGTATGCCTGAACGTGAAAGTTCTCATGGTGATTGGCATATTATCCCTATCACTGCTGAAGAGTCTCCTAATGTTGTAGCTGGTAGAAACATTTTCCCAGGTCTTGTTGCCTACGACTGGATTGAAAAGCGTAGAAAGGCTTGGGGTACTCAGGATCCTTTGTATAAGATTTTTGTTAAGGCTCAATTTGTACCTGGTGTACAAATGGTTGTACTTCCCTATGAGTATCTTGTGGAAGCTTATGCTATAGAAGGTGAAGAAGGAGACACTCTTGAAATAGGGCTTGACGTAGCCCGTACAGGTCTTGATTCTACTGTGTGGTTTGTTAAAAGTGGAACTAAAGCGTTAGAAGCAATTCGTACTACTGGTAATGATACCATGACAGTTGCTGGTCTTACTGTTGAGCATAAAAGGACTCTAGAAGAGAAATACAAGAAAAAAGTCAGTGTAATTAAAATTGATATAATCGGTATCGGGGCAGGTGTATACGATAGGCTTGCAGAACTTGATCTGCCTGTATTGCCTATCAATAATGCTCAGGTAGAACCTGTTGTAGATAAAGAAAGGTTTAGCAATGTTCGTGCAGAGATGGCTTGGGCATTTAGGGAAAGGATTTGTAAAGGTGGTGTAGGATTTAAACTGTTAGAATCAGATCGTGAAATTTTTAATTACCTTAAAGGTGATTTACAAGTACAGAAATATAAGATTACTTCTGCTGGTAAAATACAATTAATCCCTAAAGAAGAGATCAAGAAAGAATTAGGGCGTTCACCAGATTACTATGATGCTGCTGTAATGGCATATGAAGAACCTGGAGGTGGTCCAGGCTCTGTAGAATTCTTATCAGCAAAACCAGAAGAGAAGGTTATGTCTGATGAAGATTGGTTGAATATGATGGGCAAAGAAGTGGATATTGATGACCCTAGTTTTCACGAGGTTGAGATTTAAGGCTTGTGTAATATATACTGGTTGCATATACTAGCGAACAGTCCTACATATAAACCATGGTACAAGGGATGAATCTACGTGAGATCGTTTAGTTTTTCTCAGTGGCTCACCGAGTCAGGATCGGCAGGGCTTAAAGCCTCAGCTAGTCAAGGGTATCAAAGAATTGCGTGGGTGTATGCATGTGTCAATATCATTGCCACCACTGCTGCCAGTGCCTCTTTATACTTTTACAAAGGTATAGAGCAGGAAGCACGTAATCGTATAACCGATCCTAATCATCCTGTTAATCAACTTTTCCTCTCTCCTAAAGAACCAGAAATACCCTCCTTACGCGAACTCCTAAATAGAACATTTTCGTATTTAGGTATTACAGGTGAAGTTTTTTGGGTGTTTACTAGAAAAAGAGGTCAGCTAACAGTTCTTGAGGCTAAGGTAGGGTTGAAACCTATTTTTGCTAAAGGTACTAGAAGTACGTTACTTGGTTGGAAAGAAAGAACGTCTGAAGGTAAAATAAAAACATATACCAAAGATCAAGTACTACCAATTATGTATTTTAATCCTGGTGATGAATACAGTGGTTTATCGCCATTGTCTGCTGCTAGGTTAAGTGTCGAAGCTGAACTTAATATCACTGGTTGGAATTCTTCTTTCTTTAAAACAGGTATGAAAAATCCTTTGTTGTTACAAGCAAAGGGCACTCTTACTAAAGATCAAAAATCTGAAATTAAGAAAGAGATAACTAACTATTATAGTGGTATTGAAGGTGGTCACGGAGCTGTACTGCTTCAAGGTAACATTGAAGTAACACCGTTAAACATGTCTCCCAAAGATGTAGATTTCATCATGGGCAAGAAGTTAAACAGGGAAGAGATATGTTCGATTTATGGTGTACCACCAGCATTAGTAGGCATTTTTGAATATGCGAATTATAGTAATGTACGTGAACAGCGTAAAATCTTCTGGGAGAATACACTTCTTCCTAGAATGGAAAAGATTGCTGATTTAATACAATCAATTATTCTTAATAAAGAATTTCCAGGTGTTTCATGTGCATGGGACACTTCTCAAATGTTAGGGTTGAAAGGTGATCCTATTGAACTTGCTAAAGCTGCTAAAGAATACCATGCAATGGGGTACGATGCTAAACAGATTTCTGTAATTTTGAATGCTCCTGAATTAGACATGTTTTATAATCCTAAAGGTGAAGAAGATTCTTTAGTGGATCCTGCAAAGCCGCCTGCTTTAGAACCTGAAAAACCTGATGAGGAAGATGAAGAGGTTCAAGAAGAATCAGCAGCCAATATGTTTGAGAAGAAAAAGGATGTAGGAAAGTGGTTAACGTTTTACGGTAACATAGATCAAATAGAAGTAGATAAAGCCGTTAGTAAGTTAGAAAAGAACGTAAGGGTGTATACAGAACGGCTAGATTCTGCTATGAATAAAGGTATCAAACTCAACTCTAACCGTTGGACTGATCTTTGGCAAGATACCATAGGTAGAGATTTACAAAGAACTGGTGAAGAAGCTATTCGATCTTCACTTACTGCTATGAAAGCAGTGGCCAATGAAGGCGTGATAGAAGAAGTGACCGATATTAAATCATATATTAATGATGCAACACAAATTAAACTTAGAAAGGTTATATCTGATTATATCGAAGAGTCTAAAGCTATGGTGATAAGCATGATTCACGGTTTGAATGAAGGCGATAGCATAGAATGGACCCGTTTTAAGGCTTCTACTAAAAATCTTTCTATTACATTGACTACAGGTTTACGTGAACTAATAAAGTTTAAAACTTATGAGTTAGTCGGTGTTTCTAAATGTGCGTGGGTTTGTCGGGACAACAAACATAAAGTTTTACATGGAAAACAGGTAGAGATAGGTAAGGAATGTTTCCCTATGATCTTAGCAAACCATCCTCATCAAAAAGGTATGTCATTATCTGATGTAATTGGTTGCACCTGTACCACTGTACCTGTAGAATTTATTGCATTATAAATGTATGATGATTTTAATTAACTTGATCTTCCAATGTGAGAGGTTTTTCTATGAAACACTCGGCGCCATTTAAATTTAAGGGAGCATCAGATAGTTCTTCTGAGAGCGATAAGAAGCGGTATGCCGCAATAGCATCTACAGATGCTTTAGATCGTGATCGTGAAGTTCTCTTGCCGAAAGGCTGTGTTACTGAGAATTTTATGAAGAACCCTGTGATGCTACACATTCATGATTACAGACATGTACCTGTAGGTAAAGTGATCAGTATCAATATAGATGAGAAGGAGGTATCTTTTGAGTTTGAATTTGCAGATACTCCTTTAGCTAAGGAAATTGAGGAGATGTATGTTAAAGGATACATGTCTGCTTTTTCTGTAGGTTTGTATCCTCTCAAATCAATGTACATTGATGATGACACTCCTGAAAAGTTTGAGGTTGAGGTTGCTGATGGTGAGAAGCAAAAGTTTGATCTTACCAAGTACACAATCACTCCTAGACGTTTAGTCCATCAATGGGAGCTGCTGGAGATTAGTCCAGTTCCAGTTCCTTCTAATCCTGAAGCTCTGTTACAACGGGCAACAGATGGTGTAATTCGCAAGTATTTAGAAGCCGATCATTCTGCTGCTCAAGGTCAATTGCTTTCCCAACAAGTAGGTGCTAAGTTTTCTGATTTGAATGCTTCCGTTAAGTCTTTTTTAAAGGACCTTGGAGATTGTCAGGTTGCAAAAACTGTTGGTAACCATACTACTGCTACTATTGAGGAAGATTGGGACGGTTCTAAAGCCCGTGCTTTATTAGCCAAGTGGGCTTCTGAAGATGATAGCGGTGATAAAGCTACAATGGATTGGGGCAAGCTTGCTAAAGGTTTTAGTTGGGTTGATACCGCAAAAGCTGATAAGTTTACTGCCTACAAACTTCCTCACCATATTATTGATGCGGAAGGTGATTTAGTTGCTGTTTGGCGCGGTGTTACTGGTGCAATGGCTACACTGTTAAGTGCAGACCATGGCATTGACGAGGATGACCTGGAAGATGTGTACGGTCATTTAGCCCAACATTATGTGGATCACGAAAAACAGGCTCCTGAATTTGGTAAGGAGTACTCTGAAGAAGAATTGAAGGCTATTGAAGAGGATGGTTGGGAAGATTACTTAGAAACTTTAAGTGCTTCTGAAGAAGATGATTCCTCTGACGATGCGGATGCGGATGATACTGATGCGGATGACAAATCCGCTGATAAAGCATCTGATGAGGTTATGAAGTCTCTATTTGCTGATATGTCAGGCACGTTAGAAGAGATGGAAGAGACCATTCGGCTTCGTATGAACATTTTGGTGAACTTGTTTGAAGAACTTCATCAGGATGTAAAAAAGCTTTCTTCCAAATCTCAGGAAGTGACGGATGATTCTGATGATGATTCTGATGATGATCCTGATGATAAGGATATTTCTGATGAAGATGAAAAGGATCTGACTGAAAAATTCAATGAGCTATCTGGTCTTCTTCAAGGCTTAGAAGCTGATGATTCGCAAACACACTGATTATTGAACTCTAGAGGATTAAAATTATGAACATTGATATGAAACAGTTCAAGGAATTTGCAGACTCCTTGAAAGACGCACTAACTGCTTTTGATGGTCAGAAAGCTGAGATTGCTGTATTGAAGCAGTCCATCCATGATCTGGAACACAAAGCTTTAACCGTAGCTGCTACGCCAGGGTATGGTCAGAAAGCTAATTATGGTTTTACTGATGCTGAAGATGCCAAGAATTTCTTGACCTTTGTCAAGGGTGTGTTTGTTCGTGACCCAATGGTTAAGGATCTGACAGAAGGTACAGATAGCGAAGGTGGTTACCTGGTACCTCAAGAATGGAAGGCACAGCTAATCCAGATGTTGGAAACTTACGGTGTTGCGCGTCAACAGTGTACTATTATCCCAATGTCTCGGGAAGAGCTTGTTATGCCTAAACTGACCCAAGGTGTACAAACCTACTGGATCGGGGAAGGTAAGACCATTTCTGAAACTCAACCAGCATTCGGTGAGTTCAAGATGGTTGCTAAGAAGATGGCTGCTCTGGTTCCGATGACTTCTGAACTGCTTGCTGATACAGCTATCCAAATTGCTAACCTGCTGATGACTCTGTTTGCTCAGGCCATTGCAAAAGAAGAGGATCGTGTTGCTTTTACTGGTAACGTTGCTGGTGATTCTGATCCTTTCAATGGTATTATGTATGACCCTGATGTAACCAGTATGGCTCTTGCTTCTGGTTCTACTGGTTTTACTGATTTAGATGCTGACTTCATGGCTGACGTTGTAGCTTCTGTCACTCCAACTGTAGGTTCTGGTGCTCGTTGGTACATGCATCGGACAGTGTTTAATGTCATTCGTAAGATGCAAGGTCTGACATTTGACGGTACATCTGCGATGGTTGCTAATAACCAGTATGTGTTTAGTCCTCCACAAGGTACTGATCCTGGTACTATTTGGGGCTATCCATATACAGTAGTTGAAGCGATGCCTGGTATTGCTGCTTCTGGTGCTGATACTCCGTTTATGGTATTTGGTAATATGCAACATTATTACATTGCTGATCGTCAACAGATGTCTATAGCACGTTCTGAGCATGTTGGTTTTGCTCAAGACAAGATTTATCTGCGTGTCCTTCAGCGTGAAGCAATGGGTGCCGCTGTTCCTGAAGCCTTTACGGTTATCAAGACTGCTGCCAGTTAATAGCTGAGGTATAATTTTAAGGGCGGCCTGCATATGGGTCGCCCTTATTTAACATTTTGGGGATACTTAGAATGACTCAATATGAAGTGAAAAGACGTTTATACGATAATCTTAACGGGTTAGCATTTTCTCGTGGTGACTACATAGAGACTGAAGATGATTTATGGGTAGCTCGTTTTGGTTCAGATTTAAGACCAAGAGTTGCTCCTGAACATATCAAGGTTGCTATCGTACACGGTACTATTGAAGGTTCCAGCAAAGTAGAAGAGGTAAAGGAAGAAGTAGAAGAGGTAAAGGAACCAGAACCTGCAAAGGAAGAGCGGCCTACTGGTAGAGCTAAGGTCCAAGTTCGAGGTGATAACAAAGCAATTCTTGGAGACGACTCCAACGCAAAGTGATAATCTGCCATGCCTATTGAAGTTGTTGAATTAGAAGAGTACCTAGCACCAGTTGTTATCAGTGCTACTCAGACATTGCAAATTATAGATGCGATGACAGATGAACTAGTCATTGAAGATCCTATTTTACAAATTTGTGCAAGATTAGCTTATTCGCAAATTGCAGGTTATCTCAATAGAGAACTAATTTTATTTACCTATACTGAATTGTATTCAGGTGTGGAACCCAAATTTCGTCTTAGGCAAACACCTGTTTCTTCAGTTGATAATGTGTGGGATGAAGATAACAATCTTCTTGTTGTAGATACTGATTACACTGTAATTAATAATTACATTAATTTAAAACCTGATACTTCTAATTACCTATCTCAAAACTTTACCACTGGTGCTGACGAAGATCATTATAATGTGATTGTTGAGTATGGTGGTGGTTATGATCTTTCTAATACAGATCATAGATTGGACAATGCTTTAATTTTACAAACTATTGCTAACTACAATAGAAAAGACCATTTAGGTATTCTAAAAGCACAATCTCCTGGAAGTGGTGCAATCTCTATGCCTGAGTTAGAAAGTGGAGATAGCGGTCATTTAGTAGGTACGGTGAAAGAAATTTTATCTCCGTTAGTATACTACGGACCTGGAGAAACTTGGTAATGTCATTTTTTGGAGTGTCTGTAGGAGGCGGTATTCTAGCAAACCTACGACATGTTCTCGGTGCTAAGTTTAAAAGGAGAGGTAGGCGTTCTTGGCAGCGGTATTTTGAAAAAGAGGTGCTCCCTGAGTATTCAGAAATTTTAGAAAAGAATGCCAAAGCTTTTGCCAATGAAGGTGGTAGAAGTGGTGAACTCTCCAGAAGTATTTATATTGGTAGAGGTGGCAGAGGAAGAGGTGTTGCAGCAGTATCTATCAATGTAAAAGGTCCGGCTGCTACGTATGCAAAGATAACTAATTCGGGTGGTGTTATACGAGCTAAGAATGTTAAAAATTTAACTATACCGTTAACATCATGGCAGAATTCTTTAGGTCAGAAGATAAAACGGTTATCTGAAATACCTGATCATCGTACATTTCTTATTAAAAGAGATAATGCAAAATTGGTAATGTATAAAGAAGGTGGTACATTAATGACCAGTAAGTATGGTAATACTTACATAAAGAAAGGGACTGGTAGAGTTTATCCTATTTTCTTATTGAGGAAAGCAACAACAATTAAAGGTACACATTGGGCTGATAGGGCTTATGATAAGTCTAAGAAAGAGTTTAATGCAATAATGTTAAAAGCTTTTGAAAGATGGACTAAAGAATTCGGTAAAGCATAATGTCAAAACGTGATGATCTTATAACTGAATTAATCAGAAGGCTGAAAAGTAGTTTTGTAGGAACTAGAATTTATGCAGGAGATGGTGGTGTATGGGGTAAATGGGGACGGGCTTTACCTGCAATACATTATTATGAGTCTCCTGCTGATATGACATTGAAAAGACCTGGTGTATATGACATTACATTACCTATACAAGTTGAATATTTTGTTAGGTTGGGAAAGAAAGGGGATTTGTTTCCAGAAGGCAGAGAGAAATTAGGTGAACTTCAAGCAGCTCTAGAGTTAGATGAACGGTTTAAAAGTGATGACACAGGACAAGAATTGGTTTATACTTATTCTATGGTAGCTAACGAAATTGTTGAAGTTTTAGATCACGTGGTAGGTGTTGCTGTGATCTATGAATTCAAATTTACAGATGTTTTTTTAGGTTACGAACAATATCGACATTAATTAGGAGATATTCATTATGGCTATTGCACCCAACTCTGAAAACTATACACTAGGTAAAGGCCGTCTGTTTTTTAATCAGATGGATACTAGTGGCAACCTGACCAATGAAATGGCATTGGGTAACGCTCCCAACCTGACATTTTCATTGGCCGTTGAAAAATTGGATCACTATTCCAGTACTTCTGGTTTACGTGCCAAGGATAAAACCGTTGTGACAGAGGTTACACCTACTGTTGCTTTCACTCTTGATGAGATCAACCGTCGTAATTTACGGATGCTTTTCTATGGAACTGAGACTGCGATGTCTCAGCTAGAAGATAACGATGATGATTACACTTTGACCACTGATTCTTTAGAAGGTGCTTACTACGAGACTGGTAAGCGTAATATCGGTGTTTATCGTGTAGCGTATGATAATCGTACTACTTCTAATCTAATTGCTACTGGTACTGTTATTACTGATTCTACTTGGTCAGCCACAGTTCTTCGTGATATAGAGGTTACCGCCGGTGTTGCTGGAACTGGTATTCTATATATTGGTAAAGAAACTGGTGGTACTATTGCTAATGATGACGCCTTTACAGCTAGTTCCGATGGTGGTGACATTGACGGTGCAGTGACTTGGCTGAGTAACGTAGTGGTTGTAGGTGATGCCACTTTCGCCGCTTACTATGAAGTTGGTACTGATTATGTACTTAACAGCCATGGTGGTCTTATTGGTATAGCTGAAGGTAGTTCTATTACTGATGCTAGTACGGTACATGCTGCGTTTGCATATCAGGCTGAGAGTTATTACAGCTTGAGTGGTCTTGAGACTTCTTCTTTAGAAGGTCAGGTTCGTTTCGTTTCTGATAACCCAGAAGGACCACAGATGGAAGCACGTTTCTGGAAGGTTTCATTATCTCCAGATGGTGATACAGCATTCATTGGTGATGATTGGTCAACTATGTCATTTACAGGAGAGATTCTGAAAGATGAGACAGGGCACCCAACTAAGCCTTATCTTGAATTGCTGATGTAAAAGCGTCTACAAGCTCGGAGCTTGTGTTGTGTACGTTTGTACTATGTGACACAAGTTCCGTCTTTAGACAGTGTTACAGGGCGTTATAGAGTGGCTTAGTTAGTTACTGTATAACGCATTTTTGTTTAATGTGAGGGGACAATTATGGCCGATATGGCAGACTCAAAAGTAAGAATCAAAGATGAAGATTGGAGTGCTTTATTTCCTTCTGAAGATTTTAAAATAGGTTCTACAACCGTACATGTAAAAGCGTTATCTGTAGAAGGTGTTTCTATAATTACCGCAAGATTATCTGAGATAGGGGCAAAGGTTACTACACTCAACATTTCATTAGATGAATCAACTAATAATGTTGGGGATCTTTCACAACTAGTACATGTGATTTTGGAAGATGCACCAGACATCCTTTCGGAACTTACAGGTGTTCATGAAGATGATATTAAGAAATTACCTGTAGCGACTGCGGTAGATTTATTTAACAAAGCGTTAGATGTCAATGTAGGCTCTCAATCGAGTTTAGTAAAAAACTTAAAGCTGTTGGGGAACAAGTTCAATCAGTTTCTGAGTCCAGAGACGGATCCGACCTCAACAAGCCGGGAGAGGGCTCATCTTTAGGTGAATTAGCCCAATTTTTGATTAAACATAATCATTCTTGGACTGAAATAAAAACCTATACGTTGAGTGAACTAGGAGTATTTGTAAGAGAAGCCATAAAAGAATCTGATGCTGACTTTAAATCTAATATATTTAGTGCATGGTTTGGTTTTAATGCGGATAGTGATACTGTACAATCTTTATTAGATGGTAAGTCCTTGTCGGATGTTTCTGCTAAAGTAAGCGGTAGTGACTCTAAACAAGATTCTGCTGCAACTAAGAAAGAATGGATGCGGCTAGCAGGGGCATTAGGAAAGCTGGGTTAAACTTATGGCTCAAGATACAAAAGTAATTGAGGTTATTGCCCAACTAAAAGATGAATTTAGTGGGGTTGCTAAAAAAATAACAGAGTCTTTAGGTGCCATGGACAAGACCTTACAGGGTCTTGCCAAGGTACAGCTTTCTCCTAAACTAACATCAACTCTAAAACACCTTGAAGAAAATGGTAAAGGTGCTGCTGAGGCTATCAACAAACTTAATGCCCAGCTTAAGGGAGGGGCCCTTCCCACTTCTTTAGGTAATCTTCAACAAGCTGCACAAGCTGCCTCCAAAGAACTGAAGGATCTTTCACACAGATCCTTGGTTACAACCTCGCTAACTAAAAAAACGAAATCTATTACTGTCGGTTTAAATAATATTACCGCAGCCGCTAGGACTGCGCGTGAAGCACTACAAAATATACCAGATGTTTCAAGACTTTCTAAAGCAGAACCTAAAACAGCTCAAACCAGCAAACAGGATGTTTCGGCTAAAGAAAAAGTTGTTGAGGTTACGAACAAGCAAACTACTGCGGAAGAAAGATTACAGAAACAATTAGATCGTCAGAGTGCTTCGTATAATAAACTCTCAAATAGTTTAGCTGCGGTAACTCAGACTTCAGAACATCTAACCAATACAACAAAAGGTTTATCTGATAAAGAACGTAATTTAGGTATTGAGATACGTAGTAGGGATGCTTTACAACAGCGTTCTATAACCTTGATTGGTGAAGCAATTGGTTTGCAGAATCAATTACAAACTGTTGAAAAAGGTACCACTGAGGCTTTAAAAACTCAGTCTAATGCATTACGTGATAATGTAACTGAGTTAATTAAAAAATTAGAAGCTCAACGCGCTCTCCAGCAGGCGACATCTCTTAAATTAAAAGAAAAACAAGAACCCAGTGGTGCAGATAGTGTTAATGTTAAATCTCTTGAGCAGCTAGTAACCACTTTGCAAAAATTAAAAGGTGATGTAAGTAGCGTCACCAGTCAGGTATCCGATATTGCTGCTGGATTTGAAAAGGCTCATGGTTCTGCATCTAAGCTTAATTCAACTGTTAGCAGTTACAGTAAAGAGACCACTAGAGTTTTAAATATTCAACAAGAAATTAATACCGCTATTGGACAAGGAAAGCAAATAGAAGGGGATAAGGCTAAAACAATTGTTGCAACTCTTAATGCGTTAAAACAAGAATTGCTTATTAAAAAGGAATTAATAGAAAGTAATTCTGCTGCTGCGGTTTCTGAAAAAGCTAAAGTAGTGGCTACAGAAGAACATCTTACTGCTTTAACAAAAGTAAAGTCTCAGGTTGAACAAAATGTAAAGGCTCAGAATTCTTTAGTAGAACTTAGTCAAACACTTACTGCGACTGATGATCAAAAAGTAAAAAATCATACAGAAATTAATAAGCAATATAAGAAGCAAGAGGCTTCGATTTCTAGAATCGCTGAATTACAACAGCAAGTTTCTAGTTTGGGGGGTTTTAAAGGGGCAGATGCTAAATCTGTAGCACTTCTTAAAGAACTTGAAACTCAATTAAATAAGATTGCAAAAACAGCTTCAACAACAAAAACTGTATTAGGTGAAGGTTTAAAAGTAGATAAAGACCTTGCTAAGGCTACTACTGAGGCTTCCAATTTTCAAACCAAATTAGAAGGTATTGAAAAAGAATATAAAGATCTGAAATCAACGATAACTGCAAGTACTGGTAAGATCCAAATTTTTAGAGATGAAGATCTTATTTTAGCTAAAACCAGAGTTACCGGTTTAAATACAGAAGTTCTTCGATTTTTAAAATCAATGGAAAAGTTGGCTGCTGATCCTAAAGGTAGAAAAGCTCTCAAAGATTTCGGGTTAACAGCGGAACAAGTACAAGGTACTTTAGGTAAACTAGGTGCTAGTGTTGGAAAGTTAAAAGCTGACCTTAGTGCGTTTTCAAAAGAACGCTCAGTTGAATTTGGTGAGTCTATCGAAGCTGTTAAAGCCGGTGGCCGTAATGTAGCTTCTAGTTTACAACAAATGACTGTGGCAGGTGCTACATTAGGAAAGTCTGTTGAAGGCGCCCTGCAAAATATGGGCAAAAGATTTGGCGTAAATACTGTAAAAGCCAGAGAACTTGCCGGTGCTATTTCTCATTTAGAAGAGGAGATGGTACGTTTTAGATCAGGTGTTGTAACTTGGAGTACAGGACTTTTAATGCTTGGCGCTGCTGTAACAGCTCCGTTTTATCAAGCAATTAAGGTGTTCACAGAACTTTCGGACACCTTAGCTCAAGTACAAGCTGTAACAAATGCCACTGTGATGGAATTTAGGCATCTTGAAGAAGCTGCTACTACTATGGGCAGAACTACTAGATTCACTGCTCAACAAGCTGCGGAAGGACTGTTATTTCTAGGTCGTGCAGGGTTTGCTGCCGATGAGGCTGTAGCTGCGTTACCTACTACTTTACAAATGGCTCAAGCTGCGGCTATAGATTTAGGTCGTGCTGCTGATATTGTTACCAACATAATGACTTCTTTCAGTTTAGAAATTAGTCAACTGCCTCATGCTGCTGATGTTTTAACTCAAGCCTTTACATCATCCAATGCCACATTAGAAAATTTAGGAGTAGGTTTTACTTATGTAGGTTCTATTGCTAAAGGTCTTGGTACTGATTTTGAAGATGTTATAGGAGCCCTAGCAAAACTGCATGATGCTGGTTTTAAAGGGACTATGGCAGGTACAGCTTTGCGCGGTGCTTTAGATGGATTGTTTAATCCTACAAAGCAAGAAGCAAAGGTCATGGAAGAACTGGGCGACCGTTTAGGTTTTGTAGATTTACAGATACGTAATGCTAGTGGCGGCTTTGTAGGATTTTCAGCATTAATTCAACAGTTAGAGACTGCAGGATTTACTGCTGAAGAAGCTTTGAAGCTTTTTGGACAAAGAGCTGGTCCAGGTATGGCAGCATTACTACGTATAGGCTCAAAGAATTTAGAGGACTATAAAGAATCTTTAGAAGAAGCTGGTGGTACAACCGCTGAAATTGCAGCCATAATGGATACGACATTAAAGGGTGCATTTCTTCGATTGAAATCTGCTGTAGAAGGTCTAGGGGAAAGTTTTGGTAAAGGTATAGAAGAAGGTTTAAAAATAATGGTAGATGCATTATCTAGTGCAGTTAATACCATTACAGATTTTAAAGAATCTTTAGGGCCTGTAGGAGATATAATAGGTGTAGTTGTAGGAGGGCTTGCGGCACTTATTGGTGTTATAGGGTCAGCAACTTTTGCTTGGTTTTTAATGCTTGTACCGTTAAAGCAGTTTGCAGTAGCTTTTGGTTCTTTAATAGGTTTATTTAGAGCAGGTACTGAAAGGTTACTTGGTCTTGATATAACACAAAAAAATTCTATAGGAACATCGGTAAAAGCTGCTGCTGCGATTGCTAAAGAATCAGTAGAAAGAGCAAAGGCTTTGCAAGGCATAGATATTGAAAGCCAACGGTTACATATTAATACTCTTGCACAAGAAGCTAATAACAGATCAAAATTAAATAAACCTATAGGTGCAGGAGTAATTCCAGCACAGCATATAGTAGGACCACCTATACCAGATATTAAGACTGCACAAGTAAAAGGTTACAATGTAGGTGAGGCTGCTTCTGCTGCTATGGCTAAAGGCGCAAAGAAAGGAATAGGTCCTTTTAGATCAATTTTTACAGATGTATTTAAAAATTTAACCGCTATTGCTGTGTACTGGGGCACTTCTTTTCTTGGTCCTATAGGCATATTTTTTCAATTGTTAATACCGCAAGCTTTTGAGCTTGTTAAAGGTGTAGGAAGTGTTAGAGAGGCTATTGATCTTGCGAAAGTTGCACTTCTTGGTTTGATCAAAGTTTTAAAGGCACACCCTATACTTCTTGCTATAAGTGCAATCGTTACTGCGTTTTATTTATTTAAAGATTCTGTTAAGGCTGCAAATAACGAGACACAAAGATTAATTGATAAGACAGCAGGCTTTGGTGGTAAAGCTAAGAAGTCAGTGAACACCGCTATTCAAGCATTTAATGAACTTAAAAATTTAGATGTTGAACAGTTGTTTAGCCAAGTAGGAAATAAGGCTTTAGATTCTTTACAAGAAAGTTTATTAAATGTTAATGATACACTTATCCAAACGATCAGGAATCTAGGAGAGTTCGGTGAAATCCCTGAATTAGATGTTGAAATCGTACCTGTAATTACAGAAAACGCATTGCCAGATTTATTTTTAGAAGTGAAGGGAGGAAAATCAACTCGTATTTTTACTGACGATATAGAGAAGTTAAAAGCTGAAACAGGTGAAGCTAAAAAAGTTATGCAGGATTTGGCGGAAGTAATTGAACGTCAAACAAAAGCAAAAATTCAAAGTCATAGAATTGATATGGCAGTACGTAGTCTAGCTGATACAGAAGAAGAATCTATTAAAAAGACTATTGAGGCTTTAAAAGAACAGAATCAATTAAGAAAAAGTGCATATGACTTCCAAGCCAACTCAGCGCGATTCTCAGGTAATAAGTCCGAGCAACAGCGTTTAGCTCTTTTACGTAATCTAGAAGATGACTACAGTGAGAAGATCAAAGAGTCTATAAAACTTCATAGAGAAAGAGGCGCTACAGCGGCACAACAGCTAGATTTAGTCAATCTTTCGTTTGAAGATGCTTTTGATATTATTACTAAGGTTGCACAGGCACAACATGATGCGGCTGGTGAAGATTCTTTTAAGGAGAATACTAAATCAGTAGAAGATTATAAAGATGCTTTGATTAAATTAGTAAAACCGTATTTAAAAATTAATGGTATTTCTAAAAATCTAAATATACAAGAAGGGTTTAAGAAAGCAGTAAGTGCGGTTAATCAAATAGCAGATTCTTTTGAAAAAGTAAATGAAACTCTTGAGGAGTTAAAAGATAATGCAGATGATGCTATTGAGTCTTTGATTGATCTTGAAGATTCTAAGTTTGAGATCAAGATAGAGGGCATAGATGCTGATCTGGCAAGAGACTTGGATGCATTAAGTATTGCTTTTTCAAAATTAGATGCTTCTCAAAATTTAAGTTCCTACTATTCAAAGGATGCTTTTGATAGACAGCGTTTAGATTTAGCTGACTTCTATAAAAATAAAAATGCTGTAACTGAGCGTTCTTATTTACTTGAGCGTAATCTACTTGAATCTTCGTTTGCAGCCACTAAAGCTTCATTGGATAAAAAACGGGTAGCCCAACAACAATATATAGAGACCTTAAAAAAGAATGCTGTAAATTCTCAAAAAGCTACCTTGGATGCGATTCAAACTTCTGATGCAAAATTTAATCCTGAAGAAGATAAGCTTGTAAAAATATATAAGAATGAAGCGGATGAGATCATTCATGTATACCAAAGACTTGCAGGTGATCTTGTAGAAATAAATAAAACGGTTGCGGATAAAACCGTACAAATTTACGAAGATTCTAATGCTTTGGTTGGAGAAGCTAAACGTAAAACTCTTGAAGTTGAAAAAGAAATTCTTGAAGAAGAGTATGAGGTTACAAAACAGCATTTAGAAGATTTAATAGGGTTACGTGAAAAGTACGTTAAGCGTATCCAAGATACTGAAAAAGCCCGTCTTGCTTTTTCTAAACTGATTAGTGATGCAGAGAAAAAACTTTTTGCTGAGGATACTTCAGATGATTCTTTTGCAAAACGAAAGAGGGCAGCGGAATTAAAGCACCATAAAGATAAGCAGCGGTTGTTAAGAATCAATTCGGAATTTGCTACTGCTGCGGCTGCTGGTGATTTTGCTCGTATGGAGCGACTTGCTAAGGAAAGTATCAAAATTGTAGAGGACGCCAAGAAACTTGCTGAGAAACAAAAAGATGATCCTTCAGCATTAATAAGAATTGATCCTATGGAAGAACAGCTATACAAGCGTTCTTTAGCGCGGTATAGACAAACGTTTAATGATAGTGCTGCTGGTGTTGAGCAGGATGCCGAAGATCATATTGAAAGACTTGATACTACCATAGGTGAGTTAGGAACAACTTTGAGCAATCTTGGTACTAGTTTTACAGAAATATCAGGTGCTATACGTCAAACCTTCGATGACGAAGGCGGGTTACAGAAGTTGACTGATGGAATGGGCAATCTTACTACAGCTACAGAGAAACTTATAGGTAAGTACCAGGAAATTTTAGAACATCAACAGGTGATGATTGATAAACAGAAAAAGGTTAATGATTTAAAGAGTGAATTAGGGAATGTGCAAGATATCGGTATAGCAGTTCAACAAATTGGTACACTAGCTGAACAGGTTAAAAAATTATCTGATGAAGAAATTGATTTTACTAGTGAGAAAGGTAGAGAGAGGTTAGTTAAATTTGCAAAAGAGTTAGATACTACCACGGGCAGTTTTACTAAAACTATTGAAGGTTTACGAGCATTAAATGATCCTAAGTTGACTCAAGTTGCTGGTGTTTTAGAAGAAATAGTGGCAGCTCTTGGTGGTAATTGGGAAACCACACTTTCAAATAGTAACGAGAATGCTAAAGAATTTCAGGATACTTGGGAAGGTTTAGTAGAAGCTTTTGGAAATAGTGAATCCAAAATATCGGATGTATCTAAAGTATTGGGTGAAAGTGACACAGCACTGAAAGAGGATTTCATAAAAAGTATCGAGTCTAAAGGTTTACTTGAATTTTTAGACGTAGTAAAAACTAAGTTTCAAGATTTAGGACAACTAGATTTACCAGATGTTGATATAGAAACTTCTAGTGCTGTTACTAATCTAGGAAAGGTTGAAAACGCATTCATTGCAATTCAAAAAGCTGCTAGTGACCTTCAAAAGAAATTTAAGTTGAACGTTAGTATTTCAGGCGGATCTGGATTTGCAGCAGGTGGTTTAGTTACTAGTTTGTTCCCTGGATTTGCAACAGGCGGTAGAGTAAAAGAAAAAGCACAGAAACGTGCAGCAGGTGGATCAATTAAAGGTAAAGGTACAGGTACAAGTGATTCAATACTTGCATGGTTATCCAATGGTGAATACGTAATGGATGCAAAGACCACCAGCTTCTTCGGACCTAAGTTTTTTAAGGCTTTACAGGGGATTGGTAACGCTGCGATTAATCCTTTACGGAATACTGCTAATCTTATGCCTAATTTAACACCTCAGTTTGCAACTGGTGGTTATGCATCGTCTGATACGGTCAGACCTTCTAAGGTTGCGCAGAGGGACGTGGTAGATATAAACTTCTCTGTAGGAGGTTCTACTGTAGCCTTGTCCGGGGAAAGAGATCAAGTTAGGAATTTGGTAACAGCATTAAAAGGCATGAGAAGATAAATTATGGCTATTACACTAGGTGGAGTTACCTTAAACCCACAGATGCTATGGCCGGATGAAAAAATCCAGAAGCAACTATCGCAAACTATAAAAAGGACTATAGGCGGTGGACTAAAAATACGTGAACAATCTCTTAACGAGGGTAGGGATATAACCTTAGAGGCTTCAACTGCTCAAGGGTGGTTGACCACGGATCAAGTAGATAGTGTAAATGCCTTAGCACAAGTTGCCAATACACAGTACACTTTAGTCATAGGCATTCAATCGTTTACGGTAATGTTTCGGCATGTTGATGCTCCTGCAGTAGACTTCAGGCCGCTGGTTTTTAGAGTAGATGCACCGGTTGAGGATTACTTCATCGGCACCATAAAATTGATAACTGTTTAGGAGTTATACATGAGTATCATCACAAGTGAAATTATCTGGAGAGAAGCAGAGGTCATGGTGGACGGCTCTAGTAATGGTGGTATCATGACACCAACTGCCATTTCTACAGCAGTAAAAAATAATTTATGGCCGGATGTGCCTCAAAGTGAACGAACTGCAGGTTCTACTAAATACCGTAAGGTATTTATCCATATAGCCAATGATTCTGATATACCTTTGGTGCAACCCTACATATTTATTGAAACAAATACTCCTGGGGATGATGCTGTAATTGTGTTTGAAGGTACTCAGTCAGATACCGAAGCTACTTTAGATGACACACGTGTTTATGGTTGCGGTCCATTGGACGCAAATGTAGCTGCTAGTGCTTCCACGTTTGACGTTAGTACAGAAGGTGTTGGATTTGCGATGTTTCAAGATGGTGATCTGATTCGTATCTCAGATAAAACAGATGTAAATGATACAGCCCCTGCCCATCACGAGGAGTACCATACTATTTCTGGTGCACCGTCATATACTGGGGATGTTGCTACGATAGTTATTGTAGGAACTCTTGCCTATGGTTACAACACAGCAGATTCTGCTAGGGTATCTTCTGTTATTGAGGCATCCGATATAGAAGGTTCTGTATCTGGGTATGGTATATCCAGTGCTTCTGGTACATTTGATATAGTATCGACACCTTATCCTATTGTTGTAGATCATATAGCAGGTGTTGAAGAAACATGGACATTGACATTCAAATCAGGTGGAGTAACTTTCGATTTGGCAGGAAGCAATTTAGGGTTTATCAATACATATCCTATCAGTGCATCTTTAGAGCCACCTAACGCGGATTATAGTAATAAGCCTTATTTTATTTTAGATCATACGAGATTTGGTGGTACATTTGTAGCAGATGACACTATTTCTTTTACTACACATCCTGCAGCTTATCCGTTGTGGTATAAGAGAGTTATACCTGCAGCCGCATCATCTTTATCCGCTAATAAGGTTATTGTGGCTATAGATGGTCAGTCAGCCTAATAGAGGATGTTATGTCAGAGGCTTTAAATACTAGTCTACAAACACAATTATCTACTGACGTATCAGGTACTTTATTTTGGGAATCAGATAATAAGGAAGCTGCTTTTCCTTTAAAGTATTATAGATTGTACGGGGACTATACCAAAAAGTATAATACATCAGGGTCGTTGACTTTAGTAGGTACTGAAGATGATGATATAGATACGTATCTAACACTCATAAATAGTAGACAGGTATCATTACGGCATGCCAATCATACTGGACTGATTTATAGTTTAACAGGTAGTGCTTATGATATTGAAGGTAATATTGTATATGGTGTAATTTTAACTTTTAATGCTATTGAAAATGCGATTGAATCTAATAAAGAATGTATCGCGGTTATCCATGTAAAATATACAACTGAATATGATCTTTTTAAGTTTAGATTTGCTGGAGGTCCTTGTCCTAAAGTTAAACCTACAGAACCTAAACCTTCTCCCTATAATACTGCTGTACTGATAGCTTTAAATGAACCTACAGCTAACATATCTACAACTACGGTAACACCACCGGAATGTCCAGATCCAGAGGAAGATGAGAATGTAGCAACAGTTCGGAGAAAAGATGCAGAACAACCTGCACTACAATTGGAAGTAGACCCAAAGAGACCTCCTAAAGCTAGAAAGTCTAAAGTTAGTGGTAAGCTATATGCAGATTGTGATTTGAAATTATATCCAGATGTAAATGCAAGTATGGCAGTAAATCTCGGAACTCTTAGTCAATCTTCAGGAGGTAATGCATCAGGTGTTGAGGTAATTAAAGAAACTTTAGATTTTTCTGGATCAGCTACATCACAACTTGGTTATCAACCTCTGAACGGCGTAGCTCTTGAAATTAAAGGTGATGTTACAGATCAATGGGGAAATAAGGTTAGTGCAGATGTTAGAGCACCTGGAGAGCGTGTAACCGTAGTGGAGTGGACTAATGCACATACATATAAATATGAAGGTAGCCGTAATTTAGGTCCAGATGAAATAGGTATTGTGGTTAACAATAAACTGAAACCAGTATTTGCTGTGGTGATAGCTACTTACACTACTTCATTTAAGCGATACCGATATGAGTTTAATTACATTGGTGATGTTAATTTAGAAACTAAAGTATTCGATCCAGGGTTTATTATTGCTCATCTTGGGGAAGCTTCAGCCACACAGCGCGTAGATATAGAAGAGGATGGTAGTAAATGAGTTGGTTCAATACCTACAGAGAATATAGTCGTATAGTAGAGGAGGTCATTCTTACGGAACGAGGGTTATACCAGAAAGACGATGCACCTGAGGATGTAGAGGTGAAGGTTACTATAGATGCTGTACATGCCATTACTTTCGCTGAACAAAGTGGGGCATTAAAAACTTATTGGATGGATGTACCTGAAACTCAAAATAAAGATGATGAAACTGGTGGCGGTTATAATTTGGATGGTGCAAATGTATCAAACCATGAGTATTTACCAGATCAACAAGGTCCCAATACAGTAAGATCAATATTAACTACTCAAATAAGTACTAAAATGGATAGCATAAATAAAGATGCGGTAGTTAAAGTTCTTGCAATAAAGGAAGCTGCACCAGAGTGAGTACTAATGTACATTTGTTTTCTCCTTTTTCTCTTATTAAAAAATTAGAGATAAATGAACTTCACGGATTTTATATACATCCAGCTAGTCCGGGCATAGAAGGATGGGGGGCACCTTGGACGTATCCTTATGGAGGTGAAGTACCTATACCAGGTACTCCTTATGGGGAAGGTCAAATTAGATTTATATCTCATCCACCTACAGCTCCTGAATGGAAGATTTTGCACAGGCCAGGTACTTGGGTTTATGGAAATATAGATTGGATAGGTCATAATGAAAAGCCAGAAAAGCCAGAACATCTAGGAAAGGATCGTTTGTCTTATTGGGGACCGCAATCACGTTATTTTAGGGATCCTGATTTTGATTACGATGCTGAGGACAAACATCATGAGATTTATGAGGACGGTAGGTATCTATCAGTAGCACCTTTGCCTGTGTTAGGAGCAGCTTTACAAACTATTGAGAGTGAGCCTGATCCACAGACGGGAGAGATAACAAAACATACCTATCTACTTGCTATATGTAAAGATGGTTTCGATGACAAAGTGTTTATAAGGGTGAAGCCTTCAAAGGTAATTGCTACTGAAATGACCCCTACTCTCAGAAACGAAATGATGGAACTTTGGCATCCAGAGGACAATCCTCAAGGGTGGACTATTCCTGCACTATTGCCACAAATAATTGACGGTAATTCTCAGGCTAACGAAGCTGATACTCCTTGGTTTTTTAATGCATCCGGTAATGAGTGTCAGTGTATGCGTTCTTGGGATAATGAGACTGCTACTGGGCTAACCACAGTAGTAGAAGAAGATGTAAAATTTAGATATAAGATGGGTTTGAAAATACTTACGGTAGGTAACGTACCTTCTATAGATTTTGAGGTAGATAATTTATTTAACGAGGCATTTAACCAGTCAGAGGAGTTGCAAATGGGCACTGGTTATTGGGGCCGTATGAGCTGGGTAGCACTTTAGATTATGGCCAGAAGTCACGAATATTTATATGCATACCCTAAGGTAGAGATAATGACCTCTGGGGGCGATAACGATCCAGTACTTTGTGTGGATTATGACGGGGATACGGAGAGGGTATGTAGGATAAGTCGCTTCGCTTTTGCTTGGTCTTCTTTCCAGGTTATGTCTATAACCTATGATAATAGTGGATTGCAGAATGATACTTTGCCAGTAGTAAGGTGTACAGACTATCCTATAGATGTTAATTACGAGTACATTAAAGGCAAGACGGATGATGCTAATGTAGTAGATAATATGTATTTGTGGGTGAATGATGAACCCTTTATATACTTAAACTCTCGTTGGCCTACAGGTAGATACGGTCCAGAGAAATGGCCGCCTAAAGATAACTATCCACGTACTTACGGAGATGAAGATCCAGGATTTACTGGTATCGGTCCGTATGATCCAGAATCTCCTAGGCTTACTTTTAGAGAGTACCACGGTTTTGATTTTGTTGGTACTCCTACTCTGTTATTTAGTAGGTTGCCCAATCCGGGTACGTATGGTATGCGGAATAATGCTGCTGAAGATGTCAAGGCTTTAGCAGGGTTTGCCCGTAAAGCCGGGAATTGTAAGTCTTATTATGTAGACATGGTTGATCATCACGACACAAGATACATTCATTATATGGATATACGGACAGCCAATAAAAAGTTTGCTGTGTACACTAAGCATATAAAAAGTACAGTATTGCAGGATATAACTGGTGATCCTTCAGAACCTTTTGAGACACGTGGTTCGATAGAGGAAAACAGGTATCAGCTTTGTTTGTGGGATGAAGAGAATGAAGATACAGGAACTTATGACGGGTTACAGATAGAGGCAGATGTAAAGTTTGAGGAGCGGTGTGAAGAAATAGTAGATTCTTGGGAAGGTCAGACTATAGATAGAGCTGGGCCCCTATTGTCAGGAGGTATGAATCCACATTGGACTTACGAAACACATTGGAAGAGGCAGGAGGCCCCGCTTAATGGTGACACGTTAAATTATATTCGTCCTTGGTACTATCATAAACATGCCTCTGTAGGTTCTGCCACATACAAAGGTAAATGGGATAATTATACAGCAGAGAACTATCCGTATTTTGAGGGCACAGAGTATATGGCCCCAAACGTAACCCAGCTTATGTCTGCTACTGGTTGGGAAGTGTTTAAAGAGGTAGCAGGGGTGTGGACCTCTACGCTTACATATCCGGACAGACATACTCATGATAGCCCTGAGGAGTTTAAGGTTACTGGAGGGTTCGGAATAGACGATTACCGTAATAAGGCTGTATACTTGCAGTACCTAAAGAACGGGTCCACAACGCATTATCACTGTTTGAAAGTGAAGGGTAAGATGGATGGAAATATGAATACCCTAGCCGGAGCCGGAGAATGGTTCCATCCGATAGGCACAGTATGATCTAGCATTCAATGCGGGAGATTAGTCATGGCAAGCGTTGCAAATCTAAGACCTATATACTCAGGAGGAGCTGCAAATGAATCCCCTGATGCATCTATAGGTGGTATTATATCTTCTGCATCAGGTAAAGATATTTTGTCACAAACTGCTTCAGCACCTACTAATGTCCAGTATGTGACTATAGACGATGCTATGGCAAATAATGAAGGGGATGGTACCCTTGCGTTCACTGCATCAACTACTTCTTTATCATGGACAGCTCCAGGTTCAGGTTCTCCTTACAGTACAGATGTTTCTGCAGGTAACGGTACTTACGTGCTGGGATCTCCTGCAGGTTTCCTTATTGTAACAGTAACCAACTATGCTTCACTTCTATCCGGAGGTGATGCTAGTGATACAGATATCACTATCGCTACTCGATCTAATGAATTATTCGATAACATTTCTGCCTTGGAGTCTTTAAACGGAGATGTAGAGTACCGATGTTTTTATCTAAAAAACACCCATGGTTCTGATTCTCTTAGTGATGTACGTACATGGATTCGTAGACAGCCTACCGGACAAGATGAGATGGATTTGAGCTTGGATCCGGCAGGCATAGGTAATGGTAGTACTACGGGGGTAGCAATAGGTCCCATAGATGACGAAGAGGACAGCGGAGACGACCTAACTGGACTAACCTTTACTCGGCCCTCTTCTCAGTCTGCAGGGCTTGTTATAGGGACTCTAGCAGCGGGAGAGTGTGCAGCGATATGGCTAAGGCGTACTGTGACTTCAGATACCACTTTGCAAGAATTAAATGATCTTTGTGATATAGGATTCTCGGCACTAGTATAATGGATACAACTGATCTCGAATACAGATTATCCGGAGGGGCAGGTAACAGTGACCCCGATGCTTCTTTAGGGGGTATTAAATCTAGTACTAAAGTTTTAACTAGATCAGGTTCGTTTTCTACTATGACCGGGATAACCATTGTAGATGTGATAGGTATCCCCACGGATGATGTTATTTTTTATAGTACAGGTTTTGATTACATAACCTTTGCTACGGAAGATGGTAATTTTGGAGACTACGTAAATGTACCTACTAATGATAGATATGTTCTGTACACCGCATCAGGGGATGTAGCAGATGGTTATGCCATTGTAGATGTTGTCACAGCCAGTCTTCCTGCTTCAGGCGTTGAAGAGGTAGTAACTACCACCCGGCTATCTAATAAAATATTTGATGATATATCGAATACAGAAGCGACAGCAGGCCATACTGATTATCGTTGTATCTATTTCCATAATGCTCACGCTTCCCAGTCTCTTGCTTATGTATCTCTGTTCATAGAGCAGAACCTGCCAGAGGCAGATTATATCCAGGTAGGGCTGGACCCGGCAGGCATAGGTAACGGCTCTACCACAGGCGTAGCCACTACTATAGCTACGGAGTTACTAGTCCCTTCTGGTGTTACATTCAGTAGCCCTACAGAGGCTAGTCCTTTGTTGACCAGTGGTACGATAGTTGCAGGGAATGGTTTTGCTGTATGGATTAAAAGGGTAGTTCCTACAGGTATTGTTTATAGCAGTACAGATGATGCCTTTATTCTAGGATTTCAGGCTTTTGTGGTATTGCCATGAACCCTTATGGGGCTTTCGGAGCACATACTTATTGGCGATTATATCTGTATGTGGATACGTACCTAAATACTTTTAGATTATTTAATAATTTGGAAGGGACAGAGCCAGCACTCCATGTGTCTGAAGGGTACACGGCTACCAGTAGCGGAGGGGATGCAACTACTCGCGCCAATGTACTGGATCTGGACCCCACTACTTATTGGCGTACGTTTTCAGCCTCTCAATGGTTTAAGTTTGAATTTGACACCCCTCAAGAAGTACTCAGCGCCCGTATAAACGAGAATCACGGAACTGACTTTATTCTACAATATTCGGATAATGACTCTACCTGGACAACAGCTTTAGAGGTAGCTGATTCTTGGTTTAATCAAAGGGAATGGAGCGATAGTTTTAATGGGTTAGATTTTGCGTTTGAGCTAGGCAGTACCCATGTCAAATCAATTTTGGAATCTAAGCAGGCTAGGCCGATGGTTGCTTCTCTGGGGTCAAGAGTAGAAAGTGCCAACAGTAAAGACATACAGCTTGTAGATTCTTTAATGGAGACTTCCTACGATCTGCCTGCTACTCCATTGGATGCCGCAGATTTTGGCATGATGCAATGGCAGTACTCAGGGGGCGCAACCAACGCAGATGAAGCTGATTCATTAGGAGGCATGCTTAGTAGTGTGGCTATCTCTTATCAGAATTTCCATATACCAGATCCTGTCTCTGGAATTACTATAGAAAGATTGGTATTTTCTGAAATCTCTTGGGGTATTTTAACGTTTAGAAAACTGAGTACAGGCGGGTTCTATTTCGAATGGGTACCTAGTGGAATACAAGAAGGAGCAGGGCAGACTATTTCATCTTCGGGTAAAGCTACTATATTATCTGGAGGCAGTATAGATGAAGGATACATACAAATAGCAGTGGATGTTACTTTATTACCAGATAATGGTGAGGTTGTCGTTTATGTAGCAAACCAGCCAGGAAATATATTTACTAAAGTAGGGGAAGCAGAAGCAGAAGTAGGTTCTGTAATTTATCGGGGAGTATATATCCACAATTCGCACCCTAGTAAAGTATATAGAGCGTTAACATTATTCATAGAACATCCGTTCCCTGATGATCAGGTGTTATTAGAAATAGGTTTAGAATCCTCACCTTTGCAAATTATAGCTAACGAAACTACAGCTCCTGCAGGAGTATCCTTTTCTGTTCCAAGTAAAGTGTCCCCTTTAAGTGTAGGAAATATTGCTCCTGGATATTTAGTCGGTGTTTGGTTAAAGAGAACAGTAGTTAGTAACTGTGATTTGAACAACTATAATTTAGTATCTAGAATCAGTATGGACGGGAGGTACGCATAGTGGCGGTTGTAGAATTCAATAGAACTAAAGATTTCATAGCTTCGGGTGTTGTGGCTCTTAAATACGAAGGATTACGAGCAGCCTTGATGGGGGAGAATTTTACCTTTAAAGGAAACATATTGAGTTTTGATGATGTAGCTGTTCATGAGGTTACAGGATTGGGGGCTACTGGAGGTACATTACTAACTTCCAAGCGTGTGCAGGTTAATTCAGACAATAAATTTGAGATGTATGTTGATGAAGGGCTGTATTGGCAGGATGTTACTGCAACGATAAGCGGTATATTAATATTTCGAGATGGTACTGAACGTACCTATAGTAACCCTTTGTTATGGTGGTTACCTACAGCGACTGGACTTCGCACTTTGGTGAGGTCTGATTACAAAGTAACGCTGCAAGGTCCTTTGATGCGTTGGTGACTTATGCCTGTAATGATCTCCAATCTTAGAGTTCATGGCCCAGCTCTTCTTATCGGGTGGCAGACTGTAGATTATTTTCAACAATATGTACCTAATGATGCCAAGGCTTTGTTAGGGTTCATATATCATTCTTCTGCTCAACCTTTTGGATCTAAACCTGTAGGGGCAGGGGATGATTGGAATATAACTAGAACAGCTTATGTTTCTCAGTTGCTAATTCCTGCGATAATGCCTGCAGAGAATGGAGTAATACATGTATATCATACAACCAGTACTTACATATATGTTTATGGGTATCTGGAAGATCATGAGATAGAGTTTTTAGATACACCATATTCTTTGGGTGCAGCAGGTGCTGAAACATATCCAAGTAAGATAGATTTATCTGGTGCTGATTTACCTATGGATACTACTGGAATAATAGCAACTACCCAGTTATCCCCGTATATGGGTACTGTGGATGAAATAAGTGATTGGCGGGACACATTGCAGCCGTATGCACAGATAATGAAGTGGGAACGGGGGTATTTAGAAGATTATATATTTGCATATACCACGGCTCCTATTGTGTGGCACAGTACAGCTATTACTCCTTTTAACTTGTCTACCTCTCCTTTCCACATAGATTTGGATGATAGACATAGTGCTCTGATAATCAATCAATACGCTGATACTGGAGCAGAGATTTATCCTAAAGGTGCTACTGGTACATGGACTACAAGACAAGATGGGTCTTATCATTTTGAATGTGGGATTACTATGGGGCCCTTGCCGGATGAGGATAGGGCATTAACAGTAACCAGTGTATCTTCTCCTCTAATATCTCAGGAAGCAATCAAGATACACGGATACTGGGTTAAGTATGGCACAGATAAAATTGAGCCTATGTGGGGACCAGATGAAATAGAATATCCTGATTACATAGAAGAAATACGTAAAGTAGGCGGTGGTTTTATAACTGTTAATCAAGAGATGGATCGTGGGTTGTATTCTTATCCTGACCCCGATAATCTACAGTTTTATTTATCAGGAGGCGCTTCTAATTCTGATCCGGATGATAGTCTTGGTGGGGGAATCTCCAGTACTCCTGTATCATACGGATTGAACGCTTTATTCAATGAAGTGGTTGCGAATGACATTCTTCGGGGAAGAAGTACCTACAGATGTTTGTATTTACGTAACATTAGTCTTACAGACACCGCAGTTGGTTTGTTAGTATGGGCACAAGGTACATTGCAAGGATCTTTTTTTGCTGTAGGGGTAGATCCTGTAGGAGTGGGAGGTATAGCAACTACAATACAAAGTGAATACTCTGTACCAGTAGGGGTGGAATTCGTAGAAACTTATGGACAGGCATCAGCAGTAAAAATGAGGGTTTTGGACACAGAGGAATATATACCTGTGTGGATTAGGTTGACCCCGGACACTAATAATACTATGAAGATAGACAATGAAAATTTACAGTTAATGGTAGGCGCTTTAAATAACGGAGGATAGTATGCAATTGTTTAGTAATTATGCTCAGACCACGCTGGCCTCTGGTATAACAGATTCGGCTACAACTTTTACTGTTGTATCCACAGAAGGAGGTATGTTTGCAGCACCTACTGATGGAGATTTTCAGTTAGTAACTTTGACAGATGGTAATAATTGGGAAGTTGTAAAGGTAAGTGGTAGAGTAGGTGATGTATTTACGATAGTAAGAGAGCACGAAGGGGTAGCTCAGGCATGGAGTGCAGGAGTTTTTGTCAAGGCTCAGATAACTAAAGCAACTTTGTTGGGGATGCATCAGGATGAAGTTTACGGAGCTTCACTTGCATTGTTTAATTATCAGAATTTTAGATAACAGGAGTAAATTATGGCAGCTAATATTAAGCCAATCTTTGTACAGACACCGAGATCAGGGTTAGTAAAATTATCTACGTCTGCTACTGATGTAGACGGGGCCAGTTCTACATTATTATTTCAGCCAGGTACTGACGGATCACGAATTCATAGCATTTCTGCTACTCCTACAGATGATCTATCTGCGGATGTAGTGGTAAGGTTCTTTATAAAGAAAGTAACTACTTACTATATATTGGCGGAAAAAGAAGTCCCTGCATATACCGCAGCAGCTAATGTAGCAGCATTGACTACCAGTTTTTTGGAATACTCAGATATGCCTTTTTTGGATTCTTCTGAAAGGTTTTTAACTTTAGGTTCTGATGAACATCTATACATAGCTCTACTGGCAGTACCGACTAATGCAATACACTTCACTGTAATGGGTGGAGACTACTAATGCGAGGCGGGGGGTTTAAAGGATTCCCCCGGACACGGGTATTTAAGCGCAAACATGTAGAGCGCGTAGAGCATGCTGTCACCTCTACTAAGGGAGTAGGTGGCATACGGTATATTACAACAGGTCAGATTACCACAGATGCGGGGAATGACTATACCCCAACTTGGGTGCAAGTGTGGGGTATATTTAATGGGATCTATCAGGACTCCTATGCTGCTGTTATTGATCTTGGCGTACCTGGTACTTTGGCCTGGGTATCTTTTTCTGTCTACGATGTAGAATGGAGCGGTTCTTTAGTCTACCAACGCATAGATTTGGGTTATTCACATGATAATGTCCGGTGGTACACACATTCAGGTAAACACTATTTATGGCAACACTTGTTTTCTACCGGGGAGAGTTGGGGAAGGGTTCTTATCACACAACCCGTACCCAAGGCTAGGTATTGGCGCATACTTAAACAAAGTAGCCCAGTATATAGTGCTTTGGAAATATGGGATTTCTCGGTAGGTACTATCAAGGAAAGAGATCCAGCAGTATTAGTCGATACAGAATACCCCAGAAAAGAGAAACTAAATATTAGCGGCGTTTTTTACGAACATCACCCTAATCAGATACACATAGGCAAAACTTTAAATTTTGGCTGGTCCCCGGAGTACCTGATGTTTTCGTGTGCCCAATCGGAAGTAGGGGATGAATGTTACCCTACCACTTTGGAGTATATGAAGTACATAAGAAAAGAATCCGACTGGTATAATAAATCGAAGATAACCCAGTTACTCACTCACGGGGTATGTATAAGTGAGATGCAAAGATCTTTATCTTCTTACGACACATTTCATCCTAATGCTGCATATTTTATAAGTTCATCTCTTAATGATGTAGCAATGTATGTATCAGCATTTCGATCTCTAGTGAGTGATGGGGTATATGTATCTAAAAATTTTAAAGTTGGAAGCAATAAAACTTTGCATAATTTAGCAGAAGTACCTGATCTAGTGTTTATGTACGATTCCACGGATGGTTATACTTTGTTACATAAAAGCGCTCCTAATGATGTAATTTATTTTTCTGGTAGTAAAGTACCAACAGCAAGAAGTACTGCAAAGATACAAGTATCAGCAGCCCGTATAGACCATAATCTTACGGTAGCTGGAGATACTTTTCATGCGTTATGCCTTATGGCACAAACAGGAAGTAGGGCGTTTGGAACCTATACAGGGAATGGTCTTGTTGCTGGTCCTTCAGTATCTGGTCTAGGATTTAAACCGTCTTTTGTTGCTGTTTTTAAGTACAAGGCTGCGGAAGCCTCGAAAGCTTCTATAGCTTTTACTCTAGGAGCAGCAGCTACAACATTTATAGGTCCTAGAGCGTTTCTGGACAGTGGGGCAACAACAACTAGTATGGATGTAGATGCAACCGGGTTTACTGTTACATCTGCTCATGCAGATATAAATGAGAGTGGGGTAACTTATCTTTACTGGGCCATGGACCCCGAAGCGTAATGTTTGGATTTGGATCACCACCACGTGGCTGGCCTACTAAGGAACCGTATTTTAATCGTAGGGTAGGAGCTGCCTATGCCTACTGGAGATACAGATGTATATGGAACGAGTGTGATGTTTTCAATCTTCGTGATTATAGTTATCCTTATTTCAAGGAGTTTAATAAAAATATTGAGGTTATATTGAAAGATGCTGCTGGTAATAGCTTAATGGCTTCTGCTACTGTGATTACTACTGGGGATGAAGGGTACCCTGGTACAGAAGAATTTATGTATTATATGTTTTTTCCATTCAAAGTAGTGCCTAAAAGTTATGATGTAGAAGTATCGCATGTTAGAACTAATATGGTTTTAGAATTTTCTCCGGATAATATATACTGGTTCGAAGCCCACAAGTACTATATAAAGCCAGAACTAGATGCAGGATATTATAACAACACACTTAACAGAACTTTTGAGATTGTCTAATGGCTAATCAATTATTTGCTAATAATGCTTCGGTGCAACTTATCAGTACTTTTGGTATAGGTGTCTCTACTTTGGTTTTACCGGAAGGTACAGGAGATTTATTCCCGGTCATAGGTACTGATCAGTATTTTCTTGTGACATTGCACACAGTAAATTACGATCAATGGGAGATAATAAAGGTCAATGCTAGAAGCGGGGACACACTGTCTTCCATAGATAGAGCTTATGAAGGTATTCAGTATGCATGGTCAGCAGGTGAATATGCTTCTACCAACATCACTCGAAAAACTATGGAGTTGATTCATTCTATTCTGGTAACTGCACAAACAAAGTCAGATGATGCCTCTAATCAGTTAACTACGATACTTAGAACTGTGTATGGGTACCCAGATGTAAATATAACCTATGATGATGCCCCAGGTAGTACGTTTGCTCCAGATGCTAGTGATAGTAATGTGCAACACATAGTTTTAGACCAAGCTGTTACGGTAGGTATGCCAATTTGGGAGTCTTTGGGCACTAAACAGGTAATACAACTATACCTGGTTTCTAATAATTACACGGCAACTTGGAACGGAAGTTACAACTGGATCGGGTCTACTCCTACACTGTCTGGAGATCAGACTTATGTACTGGAAATATCTACGATAGACGCAGGTACCACTACATACATTAAACATATAGATACTTACACAGTTAATTCTGATCGTGTTCCAGAAGTGTTTGCAGGGTATGCTATAGGTTTGGCAGCCAATGCAAATGACTGGAGTGTGGATAAGATTGATATGCTTACGCATACTATCAGTGAACGGTATGTGCAATTTAGGTATTTTGAAAGTGATGGAACTAGACTTACTCAGGATTGGGGCGCAAACTGGGTGGGGGTAGCTACTAATATGGTAGATACTCTTTACGGTTTTGGGGGGCAGATATACGGAGCTGGTACCACTTCTGCTTTGTTTAAATTCACTCCTCAGACAGAGGTGTCCTCTTATATAAATTCTTTAAAGTACTCCACTAATCTTGTTTGTTGCACGGCAGCCCATGATGTTAGCACTCAGAATAATTACATAAATGTGTCGAGTAGTTCTCTTAATAATTCTATGGAAAAGTTTTCCTATATAGAGGTCCTAACTGTACTAGGAGATGGGGAATATCAGACAAAACAGACAGCAGTGTGTGATGATGGCACTAAATACTACGGTATAGGTGGAGATCATGGTAGCAGTACCACTTGGTTTAAATTTACCTTTGCTACTGAAGTAGTAGCACAGCAAGGGGCCATAGGGTACACCGTATTCGGAAATGCTATGAGTGCTAATGATAATTCAGGGACTAACGCCTTCTACTGGGTGAAAAACAATACCACTTCTAAATTAGTGTTCTCCACGGACACATTATCTTCGGCTACTGGGGACCCAGCCACTTCTTTTACTGTTACTCCACGAGCCTGTATAAATGATAAATTATCGGATGCTGCTTTAGTAGGGGAATCTCCTATAGGTAATTTGTTTAACTACTCTGCAGAAACCTTAACAAGAACAACTGCGTTTGATGTAACCAATACTACAGGCATTGTACCTGGATATGGAGCAGATCATGCACACACATGAAGATTTAACAAAAAAACAATTTACTAAATATTTGGATGCTTGTGCCCAATCTCAATCTAACTATGCCATAGAACATTTGATTGACGGTGCTCAATTGACCCCGGAGAGGAGATTTCGACAGGCAGTTATTGAATTGAAGACTGCAAGATTCAATACGGCTACATCTAAGTATGAACTAGATAAAGCGGAATTAGATCTAGAGGCTGCTAGACAAAAAGCAGCAATATTTATGCACCCTCTTGTTTTTTGGTTAGTGCGGATATCTCATAGGTTAGCTAGAACTAAAAAGAGAGCAGATCTGGAGGTGCACTTTAAGGAGCAGAATATAGAGGAAATGCATAGATCTCTTTTGAGTAGGCGTAGAGAGATGGAAATACATTTACATGCTGTATTGAAGTATCAGGAAGAGCTAGGATTTACTAATGACACATCCTCTGATGAGGTATACGACAGAATTCAAGCTGCGGAAGGGGAGTACTACACTATGAAATTATCTCTGGATGCGGCTGCTCATATAGTTAGTCAGCAAGGGGGTCCTTCTGTAGGAGTTCTGTTAGCTATGCAACAACTTCCAGAATATGATATACACAAGGTAAGTGATCTAGTGAAGCAATTAGCTAACGCTATGAATGGTAATGAATACCAGCCAGGGTTACACGGTATTGAAGAATTCAAAAAGCTGATCAACCCCCCGAAGGTGGAGGAAAGTAATGGCGTTGTCAAAATATCTAGCCAACGAACTTAACGATATGGTGCTGCGTAATGCAGCGTGGACACCACCAAGTTCAGTATTCGTAGCTCTATTTACAGGTAGCGGTGGTTTAGATGACAACGCTCCTGTAGCGGAAATCGTGGGAGGAAGTTATACTAGATTAGAAGTCGGGGGCGCTACTGGTAGAAGTTTTTCTATTTCGTCAGGGAAACGATCAGATAACGATGAGATATGGGTAATGCCTACAGCAACCGCAAATTGGGGCACTATCACACACGTAGCCGTAATGAGTGCGGTTAGCAGCGGGAATGTTTTTTACTATGGAGCCTTAACCACAGCAAAGATAGTTAACTCAGGGGCAACTATGAGATTCTTGGCTGGAGAGTTGGATGCTCTGTTCACCTAAGAGGCTAGACCATGGCAACAACTACTTGTAGTTTTAACTATTACGAGAATTTTTATAAGCACCAAGGAGCAGGGCACATTGAATTAGATGCAGGTGCTTTCGGTATGTTACTTACTACCAGTTCCTACACTCCCAATGCAGATACCCATGAATTTGTAGATGATATCACCAACGAAGTAACTGGTAGTGGATATGCAAGAGAGATACTGACTACTGTTGCGTACACAGAAATAGGTCCCAGTGGTAAGCATAAATTTACTTCTGATAATCCAGAGTGGTTAGCTTCTGGTGGATCTATAACAGCGTATTATTGGGTATTGTACTACAACACTCCAGCAACAGATGCTACTAGGCATCTCATAGCTTATGGGTTTCTTGATGATTCTCCTGCTAATGTGGTTACCGCAGATGGAGAAACTCTAACTTTCCAGGTGCATGCAAACGGACATTTCACAGTAGGTGGATAAACCATGGCTACAAAAGAGAATTTTGTTCATGTAACTATAGATGCCACGGTAAGTATTGGAGCATCCTCTATTGTGGTGGATGCTGGGATATCTCCGTTCAATACTCCGATAGACCCGTCAGGGGAGACTGCTACCCTTGTACTCCTAGACGACCCAGATACTCCTACCAAGCTGGAGATCGTTACTTATACCGGGAGAACCGGTTCAGGACCGTACACGCTTACTGGGGTATCTAAAGGTGAGGAGGGGACATCAGATCAATCATGGGCTGCAGGAGATCACGTAATACAGGCCCCAACTGTAGCTTCGGCAGGTGGTAATACGATAGAAGGTGATCTCACAGTAAATAATGGTGATGTCCTGGTAACCCAAGATGGGGTGGCTATCCAGAGCATTCAGAGTTTTGGTACTGGCGCGACAGATCGAGGTGTTTTTGCCTTTAGAAGGGCCAGAGGAACCCAAGTATCACCTGCAGGGATAAATAGCGGGGATGTATTAGGTACTTGGTTTTTTAATGGCACGGCTGACTCTGTTCCTACTTGGGGGGCCGGAGCTAGAATAGAGGCGATTACCACTCAAGATTGGACGGGATCTGCAAGAGGAACAAAACTTACATTCTCTACCGTAGCTGATGGAACTACAACCCTTACTGCCCACATGACCATCAATCATGACGGTAATATAGGTATAGGGAATAGTTCTTTACAGGCTTGGTCCTCTATTTATACTGCAATGCAACTAGGGGGCAATTGTTCTTTTTTTGCAACAACGGCAGAAGGGGCAGGAACCACCAATGCTTATATAAATAATGCTTATTTTGATGGTACTTGGAAATATGTTTCTACTGACGAGGTATCTTCTTACACTCAAGTTAATGGAGAGCATAGGTTTTATTCAGCCGCTTCTGGAACAGCAGATACGGCTATTTCCTGGAATAATGGAATGCGTTTTGGTGTCGCTGGGCACCTAAGTATAGGTAAAGCTACTTTTGAGGCATGGGATTCTAGCTACACAGCATTACAGTTGGGTGGTACTACGGCTCTTATGGGAACTACATCAGAGGCGGTATCTACTGTAAGTTGTTTTATGAATAATGCGTACTATGACGGAGCATGGAAATACTTAGTTACAGATGAAGCGACAAGATACCAAGTAGGGAATGGTGAGCATTATTTTTCTATGGCAGCTTCAGGAACGGCTGACACTACCATTACATGGACACATGCTCTTATTGTAGCCATTGATGGTATCACTACTACTCTGAAATCTTACGGGGAGACAAAAGAGGCCAAGGGTTCAGTATCTGGAGCCCAGACGTTAAATACTGCTAATGGCAATCTGTTCTCAGTAACAGCTACCGGGGCGATCACATTCACTTTCACTACAGCATTTACCACGGTTGGCATAACCTTGAAACTGACTAACGGTGGTACGAATATCACTTGGCCTACATCTGTTGATTGGGCCGGGGGAACAGCTCCTACTCTGACTACTACCGGCGTGGATATACTTACATTCATAACTGATGATGGGGGCACCACTTGGTATGGCTTCCTGGCTGGAGCTAACTTCTCATGATCCCAAGATTATTGATGATGGCTGCTGCTGCAGGGGAGTTCACCCCGGCTGAAGTAGCAGCACTGGTTAATACACAGAGCTACGGTGTATATAAGGAAATCATGCAGGATGAACCTTTCTGCTATTACCGTTTAGGCGAGGCAGATGGGGTAATAGCTTACGATGAAACCTATAATAATGATGGAATATATTCTGGTGCGACTACTTTAGGAGAGGCCTCTAAATTTATTACAGATTATGATGCAGATACAGCAGCATCCAGGACTACAAGTAATGGACAGGTAGCCCATAAAACAAGTGGAAGTTTTCAGTATCAAGGTCCTCTTACTATAGAGGCTTTTATGAAGGTAGCCAGCGGTACAGGAGATACTTGGGTTGCCGGGGTGTGGGAAGGGGCTTTACTATACATGGTAGGATCGAATAGGTACCCCACTTTCATTATCAAGCATTCGGGGGGGAACAAGATTGTTACAGGACCTGATGCTATGACTGCCGATGTCTGGTACCACGTTGCCGGAGTTTATGTTCCAGGTAAGTCCATGGTTCTTTATGTAAATGGAGTGAGAGTAGCTTCCACCATCTCTAGTGTGCCTTCCACTATTGTTTATAGTTCTAGTACTTTTTACATGGGGTACTGTGGAGCTACTGCCCAAAAAAGAACCGTAGATGAAGCGGCCTTTTTTACTAAGGCATTGGATAGCGGTCGTATTATGGCTCATTATAGAGGCTCAATCCAACGTCCGGCTCCTAGAGCTAAACAGTCTGGAGCGTTAGCTGCCTGGGATTTCTCAGAGGATACAGGGACTACAGCTTATGATCGCATGGCTAATATTTATGATGGTACCTATGAAAATGGCCCGACAATATTTCAAGATTCACTAACATCAAACAAAGGGGATAGGTCTGTTTCCTTTAATAGGGGCAGTAGTGAGGATATGCAGCCTACTACTACTCTCCCTCACTTGGACAAATTTACTCTTGAGGCTTGGGTAGAGCTTACAGCTCCAGATACCGGGAATAACTTGTATACAATTATTGGCAGGTACAATGCTAGTAATGTTGAGTATTTTTTATGCTTTGATTGGAACACCAATAATCTGCGTTGTTACGGAATATATTCAGAGGATGGTTCATCTACTGATGGTATTGTTATTAGGTATTCTGGGATAGAAATAAATACCCCTTACCATGTAGTAATGACTTTTGATGGTACAGATCTAGTTTTATACATGAATGGTGAGGAGGTAGACAAATCAAATGCTCCTGGCACAGTTTATGATGGTAATGCCCCTACTTTAGTTGGTGCCATGGGGCCAGCCACAGGTAGCTATAACTTTTGGCACGGACGTATAGATGACCCTGCTGTTTATGATTATGCATTATCTCACGAACAGGTACTGGAGCATTTTACTTTTAGTCAGAGCTATTTCGGGGCCGCAGCACTGGAGGATTCCCCTTCAGCCTATTGGAAGTTTAATGAAATTAGTGGGGCCACTGCCGCAGATGAGATCGGATCAAATGATGCTACATGCGCTGGGACATATTATCGTAACTATCCACCAATAACAGGAGAGGTGGGTAGATCCGTCTATCTTGATGGCACCTCCGGGTATGCTCATACGACATGGGCCGGTCCACAGGGGTCGGCAAGCAGGAGTTATGAATTTTGGTCGTATAATATTGGTACTACTACAGTGTTTAGGGCCCTACTGGGGCATGGTAACGCAGCAACTGGGGAAAAAGTAATAATCCTCCAGGATGAAGGAACAGACGGGGAAGAAGGGGATTTAAGAATCAGTTGCCATGGCTGTTACAAAATTTTTGCTCGTAATATTTCCAGTGGTATACGCCACATAGTAGTTACTTTTAATGGCAGTACTATGGATGATTTTAGAGCTTGGGTGGACGGAGAGGAGGTAACTGAGATTCGGGCATCTTCTAGCCTTACAACGACCATAGATACAGGAAGTACAAATAAGGTAAATATAGGCCGTGACCCTATAGGTGCGGGGTATTACTTCCATGGATATATTGATGAGGTAATTGTTTATGATTCTGCATTAACTGATGCCAGAATTAAAGAGCATTTTGATAGAGGTACTATTAACAGAGACTACCGCTCCAGGGTATTAGGAGCCTCACCTGCTGCGTATTACAGATTAAGCGAATGGGCAGGAGAGACCTATGCTCTGGATGAAACCAGATTAGGTGCTGATGGTACCTATGTCAATTCCCCCTCGGCCAGTGGAGGGCTTATGTGGGGGGACCCTAACAAGTCCATAAACTTTAACGGTAGCACACAGCGGATAACTATTCCTGCCTTGTATACAGGAGCAACCACCGGTCTCACTGTTACGTGTTGGATAAAGCCAACCACGTTAGGGGGATCTGCTCGTAAGGTGTTTTATCATGGAGATAATGCTGAGTGTACCCTAGACATAAACACTTCCAATCAGTTGGAGGCTAGGGTACGGATGTCCAGTGGTAGTTGGGAAACCAGTGGTGCCTCCGCTACATTGACAGTAGGTACTACGTATTTCGCTGTTTTAATGTGGAGTAAAGGCAACTATGTGCAGTTGTATATTAATGGGTTGCTGGCGGCAGAAGATAGTTCAATAGCTGATTTATTTATGTACGATCCAGGTGCATCTTACGGGCATAGAATAGGATGTAACGGGTCTAATGCGGAATTTTTTGCTGGGGATATTGATGAGGTAGCATGCTTCCAGTACCCTACTGGGCCTACGTATATTAAACAGTTGTATAACTTTGCCCCTCATACTGCAGGCAGATACGCATGGGAGGTAATAAAAGATACCCCAATAGCTTATTGGAGACTGGGAGAGGCTTCAGGTACTATAGCCAACGATTCAGTAGGTGGGTATAACGGGACATATACTAATACTCCTACTCTCGATGTCACAGGAGCCATAGATCATACAGATACCGCTGTCACTTTCGCATCCGCATCTAACGAATATGTAGCCATGGGGGATGTTCTAGATTTCGAGTATGACGATCCCTTTAGTGTTTCTTGTTGGTTTAACACCACGGCTACTGCCACCTATTATGTAATCGTGGCTAAGCAAGGTTCTGTTTCTCCTTTTGCCGGATATAGCATATACCAAGATGATAACCAATACATTGGGTTTACTCATGTTAATACGCGGTTCACCAATGATATAGAAGTGCGAACAAATACTACCTACAATGATGGCAAGTGGCATCATTTGGTTACTACGTATGATGGTAGTTCAGCAGCCAGCGGAGTTATTATTTACGTAGATGGGGATGCTGTAGCAACTACTACAGTCGGGGATACATTAACAGGAAGCACTGTTAATGCTTCTCCTTTCCAGATCGCCTCACGTAATGGTGCAGATTACCCCTGGAACGGGAGTTTAGATGAGGTAGCAGTATACCCCTATGAATTAGATAAGAATCAAGTACGGAAACATTACTTTGCAGGAGTACAAGGTGAAGATGCATATCGAGGGTATGAACAGACAGCCTTGGAGCTAGGCCCTGTAAGTTATTGGCTTCTGGATGATAAGACCGGTACTACTGTAACTGATCAGATAGGTACTGGTGATGGCACTATAACCAATGATCCGTACATGGGTATGCAGGGGCCTATAGGTAGACTGAATAAAACTGCTATGGAGTTTGACGGTTCCACACAGGATATCTCTATGGGTGACATCCATGATTTTGAGCGTACTGATGAGTTTAGTATCAGTTGCTGGTTCAAATCAAGATCTGTTGGTTCTAGTAGAGGTACTCTAATAAGTAAGCTGGATCACGCCAGCCCTAATAGTGGGTATGAACTTGCTATCAGAGGGGATGACAGTGGCAAGATTAGGTTCCTGCTTATTAATAACGGGGCTAGTAATGTACTGGGGATGAACAGTTTAACTACTAACCTGGATGATAGTGTGTGGCACCATATAATTGTTACCTACGACGGCTCATCTACCCCGGCTGGGACTAAGATCTACATTGATGGTATAGATGATACAAACACTACTGCCATCAATGACACATTAGATTCTTCAATATTAAACAACATCCCGTTACACATCGGGTCACGTAATAGTGACAGTGGTTATCTACCCGGATTAATCAGCGATGTAGTTATATATGATGCAGAGCTTACCCCTTTAAAAGTTTGTAAACTTTATGCAGCTTCCAGAGTGATAATTGAAGACCAGTACACCCACGCCACAGCCCTTTTGTCCTACCGCCCTATTTCTTTTTGGAGGATGGATGAAGGCACTGGCACTAACGCTATAGATTGTGTTGGTGGGTTAGATGGTACCTATACGAACACTCCGACATTGACACAGGCTACCCCCTTTATTTATGGGCATGGTCATGCTGTAGGGCTTGCTTCGACTACTGATGAATATATAACCATGGGGGATATTCATGATTTCGAAAGGACTGATGAGTTTAGTTTCTCTATTTGGTGTAGGACTTCTACAACTGGTAGTTATGGAATGCTGCTTACCAAGGCAAATAACGATTCCCCTTATGAGGGCATCCATTTGTATCAGGAATCTAGTGCAGATCAGATAGTCTGTTATATACAAAGTACTACCCAAGGTATAGGGGCTAGGATAACTGCTACCCATAATGATGGGGAATGGCATCATCTAGTACTAACTTATGATGGCTCCTCTGCTTCTAGCGGGATAACTTGGTATGTAGACGGAGAGGTTGAAGCATCCAGCACCATAGGAGGTGCCATAAGTACAACGATTCTGAATGCACATCCGTTTCAGATAGGTAATAGGGAAAGTTTCACAAGTAATACTTGGAATGGTGATGTAGATGAAACAGCAGTATTTGATAGGGAGCTTACCGCAGCAGAGGTAGCCAACATATATACCGGGACTCCTAAACCTGATTATGTACAGGTTGTACTGACTTTAGAACCAGTAGGGTACTGGAGACTGGGGGAGGCTACGGGTACAGTTGCGCGGGATGTTACGAAAAACACAGATGGTACCTACACCAATACTCCGACATTAGAAGTGGCAGGGGCTCTTGCTTTAGACTTAGACACAGCAGTGACTTTCGTTGCTGCCTCCAGTGAATACGTCACTATGGGTGATGTTTTAGACTTCGATTATAACGAAGCTTTTAGTTTATCCTGTTGGTTTAAGACCAGTACCAGCAGTACTCAAATGTCGCTGGTTAGTAAGAACACTCACTTATCTCCTTGGAATGGGTATGAACTATATCAACATGGTACCAGTAACAAGCTATATTTTGTTTTAGTAAATTCCGCCCCTGCAAATTACATAGAGGTACATACTGACAACACTTATAACGATGGTGAGTGGCATCATACGATTATGGCATATGACGGCAGTACAAACGCTAGTGGAGTCACCATATACGTAGATGGGGTAGTAGTAGCAACAACTGTTGGGGCCGACACTTTAGGTGCCACTACGGTTACCGCTTTTCCTTTCAATATTGCAAGTAGGAATAACGGTCAATATAGCTTCAACGGATCTTTGGATGAAGTAGCGGTATTTGATAAAGAATTAACATCAGTAAATGTAGCAGATCTATATACTGCGGGTATATAGTAGCGCATACGAGGTTTAAGTAATGTCTTTCCGTTCTTTTGGACTATCATCATACGGATTGTCCAAAGGGACAGAAGGGACCGCACCTGTTCTGCATACTCACCATGTTATACAATCGTATGGCTTAACCTCTTATGCCCTGTTTCAGGGACCAATAAGCACTGCTCCCACTGCTTTAGGTACTCCAGGGCATTTATCTTTTACAGGTAATTTGTCTGAGGTATCGACACCTACTACTTCGCTGGGCACTCCAGGGCATTTAGATTTTACTGGTAATATCTCTTCTGCTCGTATATTAAATAAAGCTTTAGGTGTTGCAGGACATTTAGATTTTACTGGTAACTTAGCTACTGTAAAGATAGATAACTTTGCTAAGGGCACTTCTGGGCATTTAACATTTACTGGTAATATTTCTGAGTCAGACATACCGCACATTTATTCTGAGGGCACCCCAGGTCATTTAGATTTTACCGGAAACATAGCTACCACTACGTTCAGGCAAATAGCAGAAGGTATATCTGGGCATCTAACCTTTACAGGTAATTACAGTACTACTTTCAATCCTGAATTAGCAAAGGGCACTTCTGGGCATTTAACATTTACTGGAAATGTAGCTACAGCATTATCCTATGAGGTAGTAAGTGCTCAAGCTACTTTAGTGGCGGGTCACGATTTAATCGGTGATCTGGATG